TGGGTAATATGCCTGGTAGTATGATGTCTCTTGGTCAGATGTTTCAAGGTCTACAAGGTCAACTTGGTGGCCTTATGGGTGGCATGGGCGGCGGAGGTGGTGCCGGAGGCGGAGCAGGCGCTGGTGGAGGCGGTAGTATTGGAGGCATTGCTGCGGGTGCATTACCGCAAGGCAATATTCAGCAAGCAAATCTTCAAACGAGTTTAGAATATAACTACAACGAAGACAGAATGCCGCAAATCACCTCTAAGATGACTCCAGAAATGAAGAATGCCACGTATTCTCTTTCTAAACTAGTCCAGGGTTTCGAGTCAACCGGTTCTGGTGGTTCATATGTCACGGGCGGGCGTGTCCATGTACCCACATATCTTGATAATGCCGCAGAATTGCTAAGTCAGGCAACTAACGTATATGAATTAATGGACGTTATGCATAGACTACAGTGGGATGAGGAGTTATTCGGCCTTGATCAGTTAGAACCTCTGACGTACCAGATAGAAACGCCTTATGGTAACACCACTCAATATATGTTAGCCAATGGTTATATCTACATGGACGAAACCCGAGAAATGCAGAATAATCAGAATACATTTGCTAACACTATTTCAACACCGTCCTCTGCACCATCGGCAGGAGGATCAGGCAATGGCGGTATGTTCGGCAACCAAGGCGGAAATATCATGGACATGCTCAAGAGAGTATCGCCCGAGGCTGAAAAGAAAATGAAAGAAGTCATGGAAAAGGTTACAAAAGGTAAACATGGTAAAACGTCAATACCTATTGTTGATGCATTGATGCAGGGTAAAAACCCATTAGATAAAAGTCTATTCTCATAAGGATGAAATGAATGGCGAAGAAACCTACTACTGAAAATCACAAGAAGCAAACTGAAAAGACCTGGAATGGTCCTGAGGACGCACGGTCAAGAAAAGGTTCGGGTGAGTATCCTAATCAGCATGTGGTTAAAACAAGGTCAGGACATTCTATAATTTATGATGACTCGAAAGACCATGAAAGTATTACCATTCAGCATCGTGGTGGTTCAGCAATTCAGTTTATGCCTGATGGTGCCGTTCATATGACGGCACACAATGGCAAATATGATATTGTATTTGGTGAAAATCGAATGACCGTAACTGGCGCCAACGATCTTACGGTCAAGGGTGATGGTTCGCTTCGTGTATTCGGTAATTATAGAAAGACTGTTCATGGTGATGTTGAAATCTCCGCAACAGGTTCTATCAATATGCGTGGACAGAATATCAATCAATTAGCATCGGAGAACCATACAATTGTTGCCGAACAGGGTAATCACAAGTTTGGTACTGCCGCAGAGTTTTCGGCACCCCATGTGGCCGTCGTTGGATCTGATTCCGCAGCATTGGTCGGCGCCCAGAAAACATTCGTAGGTGGAAAAGAAACACAGGTCGCTGGTACCTCGGCATTAAAAATGGGTTCAGAAGAAGGTAAAGTTATGGTTCATGCCAAGTCCAGTATCGATACAAAGTCAGATGGACCTATGAGAACCGAAGTTGCAGGCAACTATGATGTTAAAGCATCTGGTGGTGGTAATTTTCAGGTTGCTGGTGATATGAGCATGAAAGTCGGTGGTAATAAGTCGATTGACGCCTCTCAAATTCATATGCAGAGTGGAAGATCCAAAAATGCCGAGACGGCACAGACTTTTAATCTCAACTCAAACAAGGTTGCCTCGTTTAGTGGGCAGCAAAAGAACAATACAACCTTCGCCTAAATAAAAGGAAATACTAGAGGATATCAATGGCACAAGGACCATTCATTAACCGAGCACCAGATTATTCAGACCTCGATCTGGATTTTTTCGCACATCCTACTACCAAAGATGTAATGATTAAGACTGGTGAAGATGCCGTTAAAAGATCAATCAGAAATCTATTATTCACCAATTTTTATGACCGACCATTCAGGCATAATATTGGTTCAAATGTCACAAGGATGCTGTTTGATAACGTCACACCTATGACAGCAATGTTCCTTAGAGAAGCAATTATAGAGACTATAAATAATTTCGAACCAAGAGTTAGAGTTACCGAAGTTTCTGTAAACTTTGATATTGATAATAATGGTTTCAACGTAACTCTGCAATATGTAATTTTAAACCGAGAACTTCCAGTAGTTACTAGCCTATTCTTAGAGAGGATAAGATAAGTTATGGCAACAGGCAACACCGCCCTTAGAGTCACCGAATTAGATTTCGCATCTATCAGAGAAAACCTTAAGGAATTTCTTCGTAGTCAGGAGACATTCACCGACTATGACTTTGAAGGTTCTGGTATGTCTGTCCTTTTGGACGTTCTGGCCTATAACACATATTATAATAGTTTCTATCTTAATATGGTCGCCAATGAATCTTTTCTCGATACTGCACAAGTTCGCCAGAATCTTCTCTCTCATGCAAAACATATTAATTATGTTCCTGCTTCAAGAAGGGGCGCCATCGCACAGGTAAACATTAAAGCTACACCATCAACCACCGAAGATCAGGCTACACAGTTCATCGTTTTGGACCGTTACACCAGACTACTAGGCACCGATATCGATGGTGTGAATCATCCATTTGTCACAGTAAATTCCAATTCTGCTGGTAAAGTTGCTAATACATTTAACTTCGACGGTATTCATATCAGACAGGGACAGGTCATAACTCATCAATGGCCAGTTCTAGCCAATAATACTTCAAGAAGATTCCAGATTCCATCGGCCAATGTTGATACAACAACCATCACTGTGTCGGTTCGTGAGTCAAGCGCCAATAACTACACCGAAGAATATAAACTATCGGAAGACTTGACAACTGTATACGCCAATTCAAGAGTATATTTTATTGAAGAAGATGATACTCTGAATTATACAATTTACTTTGGTGATAACGTTATCGGCAAGAGACCTGCCAATGGTAATATTGTTCAGGTAACCTATCTCGATACTGTTGGTTCAATGGCCAATGCCGTTACAAGTTTTTCATTTACAGAACCAGTTGGCGGACTATTTTCCGATAACGTCATTGTAACCACTGTTGCATCGTCATATGGTGGCACAGATAAAGAGACCGAAGAACAGATTCGATTCAGAGCACCTCAGCACTACGTTACACAAAACCGTGCGGTAACCAAAAAGGATTATGAATCAATCGTTACCCGTGGTTATAGTAATATTGATGCCGTTTCCATTTGGGGTGGTGAGGATAATGATCCTCCAGTATTTGGTAAAGTGTATATGTCTCTAAAGACAAAAGGTCTATATGCTCTATCTAACCTTGAAAAAGAACGTATCAAGAATGATCTAATCTCCGAGAGAAACGTTCTAACTGTTATTCCTGAAATTGTTGATCCTGATTATACCTTCATTACTCTCACAGGTAAAGTAATCTATAATCCGACTCTAACATCAAAGACAGGCAATCAGATTCTTAATATTGTCAAAAATGCCATTCTTGATTATAATAGCAGAGAGTTGAACACATTTGAGTCCACATTTAGAAAGGCTCGTTTGCAGCAATATATCGAGGCATGTGAACCTTCTATTACAGGTTCGGACATTGACGTTTATCTACAAAAACAATTCCCTGTGGTTATTGAACAGTCAACAAACTATCAGATTAGATTTAATGCTCCTCTAGCCAGAGGTGATTTCTATAATAAGTTAGGATCATTCCCTCAGATTAGGGTTCTGGACCTCAATAATACTGTAAGAGAAGTGTTCATCGAGGAAATACCAGAATCATATACCGGTGTTGACGCCATCAACGTATTGAATCCAGGTAGAAATTATACTGGTATTCCAACAGTCACAATCACAGGTGATGGTACGGGCGCAAGAGCAACCGCAAAAGTCGTTAATGGCCGTGTTACAAGAATTGATATTGTAGACAAAGGCGTTGGATATACCAGAGCAAGCATTTTGATCGAAGGTGGCGGTGGTACAGAAGCCACAGCATTTCCTAAGTTTGAATCTCGTTATGGAGTCCTTAGAACCTATTACTATAAGTCAAACGGTGAAAAGGTTATCGTCAATAACAATGCTGGTTCAGTGGACCATGTCACAGGTCTTGTTATGCTAAACTCGCTATATACAACAGGAACTGTGGCCAACGATTTCTATTCACCAAACATTTTGACCATTAATGCTATTCCAGAAGATGAAATTATTACACCTCTAAGAAACCGTATTCTAGCAATTGATCCAAATAATGCTCAGAGTATTCAGATACAGATGGTACCAGAGAACTAATGCTTTCAACAAATAATAAAACATCTCATTTAATTAATTCACAGGTTCCTGGTTTCGTTAGCAGAGACCATCAAACATTTGTGGAGTTCCTAGAATATTACTACAAGTTTATGGAACAACATGGTGAAACGATGGAGGTTTCTAAGAACCTCCAGCATTATATGGATATTGATAACACTGTAGGCAATAATGCTACATTTCAGCAAAAGTTATATGATAATTTCATCAAGGTAATACCTGAAGCCACTGTTGCGGATAAAACAATCATTCTAAAACACGCAACAGATTTTTATCGTTCCCGAGGATCAGAGAAATCTATTCGCTTTCTTTTGAGAATTTTATTCGATAAAGAGGCAGACATTTACTATCCTAAGCAGGATATTCTCCGTGCCTCTGACGGTAAGTGGTTCATTGAAAGATCCGTTCGTGTTAATACGGTGTTCGTCGGTAATACTGTTATTGAAGACGCAGCAACCAAGTTTAAATCGCACCTAATCCGTGGTGAAAGTTCGAACGCAACCGCTATTGTTGAGGACGTTGACGTTTACTTTGAAAAAGGTGCCATTGTATCGGAACTTAAACTTTCAGGCATTACTAAACCATTCGATGCGGGCGAGTTCGTTTTCACATATGTTAATGAAGACGGTCAAGATAAATTAGTAAGAGCAAATATCTTTTCTGGTATCGTTATTAATGCTGCGGTAGTTGAGTCAGGTAACGGTTACTTTGAAGGCGAATCTATTCCTGTTGAACCAATTAATGGTCTAGGTTCGGGCGCACAGGCCATTGTTCTTAAAACTACCAAAGGTGGTCTCAAGAATATTCTAGTCGAGTTCTCTGGCGCAGGATTTAAAAAGTCAGATGATGTTCTTATTACAGGTGGTTCTGGATTTGGCGCATCGGCAAACGTTTTCAGAACAGATGAATCAGGAACATATCATCCAAATTCATATCTGTTTATGGCTAATACTATTGCGGACGTTGCTAATCTGGCAATTGGTAGTAACGCATTCACCAACCTAGTAACATTAAGCATTAATACATCAAATCTTACAGTCAATACAGGCGCCATTGGTGTCGATGGAAACGTTAGCATTATCAACCTATCATATTGGGCAGGCAACTCGAATGTTTGGTTTGAAACAGGTGATCAGATTAATGTTAACAATAAGACTGTAACAGTTACATCAATGGATCCTAATTCAAATGTGATTATGGTTAATCCTCCTCTGGGCAGTAACCTAGAGAATAAAACAATGGTCATCTATAAAAAACCTAATGCTAATGTGACATTGGCAAACTCAATGTATTTCTGGGCATTTACTAATGTTGGCCCAGTTACATCTATTAATATTATCACACCAGGTCAGGGTTATAGAACACTACCAAGACTAAGTATTCGTGGTAATACCTCAATTCGTTCTCTAGGTATTCTGGGTCGTATGAACGTTGATTTCCGTGGTGAAGGTTATCAGGCAGGTGATAGATTAGAATTTCTCTCTAACTCTTCCACATATGGTTCGGGTGCGACTGGTTACGTCCAAACAGTTAATGCCACTGGTGCGATCATGAATGTTAAGTTTGACGCCGTACCAGGTTACCCAGTCGGTGGATTAGGATACGACAGAGCAAATCTACCAAACGTCAGAATTGTGACAACTGGCGGTACCAATGCCGTGGTAAGAGTAACCTCACTACTAGGTGAAGGTGAAAGATTGATTACAGTTCCAGACACCATCGGTTCTATTCTCGAAATTCGTATGCAGCAAGGCGGTTCTGGATATACGGAACCACCTACACTAAATCTTGCCTATCGTGCCGATGGTTCTCGTCGTCAAGAAAACGATATTGCAAATGCATTCACCACCATTGTTACAGGTATTTACACATACCCAGGTAAGTTTATTAATGACGATGGTCACATTTCATCATATAACTTCCTACAGAATAAGAACTATTATCAGAACTTCTCATATGTGGTAAGACTTAGTGAATCTATTAATCAATACCGCAAAACCATTAAAGACCTAACACATCCAATGGGCGTTAAAGTTTTTGGTGAATATCTAACCTTTAATGATGATGCTACGAGAACTGTTCCTAGTTCCAATGTTTGGTCTTCTATTGGTTATAGAAGTGAAGTTGCCGAAGGTTTCAAACTAAATCTTGATGCTGCAAATAATGAGAGTTATTTTGCAAATACTCCTGGTTACTGGTACAACCTGGCTGAAAATAAAACACCAGAGACAAACACTGCCACATTCTATGGTAATACATATATCGAAAATGGTATTGTTTACTTCGATGGTTCAGGTGACTATGCTAATGTCGGCAATACAGTCATTGATGGTCTGAATGAGTTTAATATTGGTATCTGGTATAATAGGGCAAGAAAGAACGTTAATGAGAAACTAGTATCAGAATGGTATTCTGCAAATGTTGGCGGATCATTCTATTTAGGATTTACCGAAGATAATTTCATATCATTCACTGATAGTTGGGCCAATACTGGTGTATCCTGTGCATGTAATGCCAATTCGTGGATTAAAATTTCTGCAATCAGCACAACTACCAATGCCCACATCTATGTCAATGGTGTTCTAAGAGCATCTAAGGGATCGCCTATTACGTTCGATACCACCGGCGCACCATTCGTTATTGGCCGTAACGGCGAAATGGATGATGAATACTTCCATGGTAAGATTACGGAAGTCATGGTTTACAACTATGCGCTATCCAATACTCAGGTAGAAAGAAACTTTACGGCAACTAAACAGCGTTTTGGAATTTAAATAAATAGTAGAAAACAGGAATCTGATTACAATGGTTGCAACTCACTCCAAAGAATTTGAAATTTTCAACGCCAAGCAATTTAGAGAATCGGTGTCAGAACCAGCTTCTTCTAACATTTACTTTACATTTGGTAGATGCCGTCCTTGGCCAAGTGATTCAAATCCACCATTGGCAAATACTTCTATTGACTCTGACAATAACGTTTGGAAGGACATGATAGGTGCCAAGCGCCTGTCAGGTAATAACATGCGCCACGTTATTCCTCGTTTTAACTGGACTGCAAATGTGGTTTATAACCAATATGACCACCTAACAGATTCTATTGCTCTTAAAAACGCCAATAATAAATTCTATGTTATCACTGACGACTTCAATGTTTATAAGTGTATTGCTAACAATTATGGCGCATCTTCTACTGTTAAACCTACATCAAGAAGCACCACGACTCCTATCGAATATGCCGACAAGTATATTTGGAAATATATGTATACTTTGACCGCAGAAGAACAGTTGAGATTTACCACAGAAACATTCATTCCTGTTAATACGCTGACCCTTGATAATAACTCGGATCAATGGCTGGTGCAAGAGAATGCCATTAACGGTGGTCTACACCATATTCAGGTCACCGATGGTGGAAATTATACAGAAGATGATATTACTGTAATAATTAGAGGTGATGGTTTTTATGCCAATGCCATTGCTCAGAGAAATGTTTTCTCAAATGCCGTAACTCATATTATCGTGGATAATCCTGGTTATGGATATTCATATGCGGATATTTTATTGGAATCACCTACGGGTGCAAACGGAATAGGCCGTGCTATCATTAGTCCTACAGGCGGGCATGGATCTGACCCAATTACAGAACTGGGTGGTTCATATCTCATTATTAATATCAGCCTTGCCGATTCTGAATTAGGTATTCTAACCACACACAACGATTACCGTCAGGTATCGTTGATCGAAGACCCGCTAAAGTATAATGATTCCAATGTTGCAACTAACACTGTAGTTTCACAGTTGACCACCGTTACACTAAACGGTATTTCTGTTGATTATATCGAAGACGAAGAAGTATACCAAGGATATTCATTCCTAAATCCTGACTTTAGAGGCATTTGCGTTGAGTGGGATGCAGCAAATAGTATGATGAAACTTTCTAATGTTGAAGGTCAACCTACATCCGACCTATTGATCGGCACAGAAAGTACCGCAGCAAGGTTCTTGGACTCGGTTGAATACCCTGCGCTACAACCTTATTCAGGAAATATACTATATATAGATAACATAACTCCAATTCAAAGATCAGAAGATCAGACGGAAACTTTCAAGATCATTCTTAAATTTTAAAAGGATAAAAGATGGCTTCGGCAAATGTAACTAATACTTATGTGGTACCAGAAAGTACCAAGGTCTCTCCTTACTATGATGATTTTAGTGAAGACAAAAACTTCCATCGTATTCTGTTTAGACCAGGTTATGCTGTTCAGGCACGTGAACTTACTCAGATTCAGACCATCTTACAGAACCAGGTTGAAAGATTTGGTAGACATATCTTCACCAACGGTTCATCTGTTATTGGTGGTGACGTTCTTATTCCCGAAGAAACACATGCCACTATCAATCTTGAACCAAAATACGGCACTGCCAATAATGATATTAGAGCATCCGATTTCAGAGACAAAACAATTGTTCTCTCAACAAATCCTGTAAACGGCCCTAAGTTTAGAGTTCTAACCACAACAGAAGGCAATCAGTCTGATCCTCCATCGCTTTACGGAACATTTATTGCGGAAACAGGTTTTGGCGAAGGTGCCACAATTAAGGTTGATGGTGAATCAACTTTTGCCAATTTGGCCTCTGCCAACAGTGTTTCATATTCTAAACTGGCATTCCTCAGAGATTCGATCTTTTTCTACAATGGATATTTCGTTAAGGTGCCAAAGCAGGTTGCTGTTATTGGCAAGTATGAGGATTCACCTACATGTAAGGTTGGTCTAGAGTTTGATGATAATATTGTTACCGAAGATAGTGACACAACATTGCTTGATCCTGCACAGGAGTCATCAAACTATCAGGCACCTGGTGCCGCCCGATATAAGATGGACCTAACACTAACCACTAGACCACTGGAATCATCCGATGACAGTAAGTTTATTGAGTTGGCTAGAGTTGAATCAGGATCTATTAAAAAGATAATCAGATTTCCAGTATATTCCGAAATCGAAGAAGTGTTTGCTCGTAGAACTTACGATGAATCAGGAAATTATACTGTTAAGCCATTCATTATTAGTTTCGATACTGACAGATATAGTCCTACAACTCACGTTAGATCACTACTTACGCCAGGTAAAGCATACATTCTTGGATATGAATATGAAACCATTTCTGATTCAGAAGTTCGTATTCCTAAGGCCAGAACAAAGAGAGACATTACCGGTTTCGATTTGAACATGAATTACGGTAACTATGTTATCGTTGATAATCTAAATGGTTTGTTCGATCTATCACAGATGACGACCTTTGATATTCACTGTGTTCCTCAGAGATTTGTTGACTACACAAGTAATAATTCATATCAGACAACAAAGATCGGCACAGGTCGTGTTAGAGATATTGAGTTCTACAGTGGAGATATTGACGTATCGGCAAGAAAGTATGAATTTTATCTATTCGATACCAAGTATAGATCAATTACAGCAAATGCGGCATCAATCACCGCAAACACAACAACCTTCGAAGGTTCGGCAACCAAGTTGTCTGCCAACAATAATGCATATGTTGGTGCAAAACTAAGAGTTGTTACTGGACCAGGTTCAGGTTATTCATACGATGTTATCGGATACAATGGTGGCACAAAGACTCTATCAGTTTCACCAAACTTCTTTGAAACACCAACAACCAATAGTATTCTTTCACTTGAGTTTGACTTTGCTGAATCGGAGTCATTTGTCATTAGCAGAACCTACACACCAGGTGCTACTGCGAATGCCAATACAAATATCACCACACTAAGTAAGATTGGTAACGATGCCAACGGTAGTGCATATGTTCTCGAACCATCGTTGAATACTCTACTATTCACACTACCAGAACAGTATGTTTCCAGTGGCATTACCAATGCTTCATATAGATATCGTAAGAAGTTTGAGTCAATTGACTTCAATGCTGGTGTTTCTGATATTATCAGTGCCGCCACCAATGAACAGTTTATTGGTTCTACTGTTACTTCCAATACTGCATCATCAGTAATGGATAACTTCTTGATTGTCGTCACCGATAAGAAAGGTTCGGCAAGATCAAATGGTGACATTATCAAAGCAACTGTCAGCATTTCAGGAACACCAGAACAGGCAACATTTAATACAGGCAATTCAAGTATTAATGACACCTTTAGTTCCGTAATCTTCGCCAAAATGGAAACTGATTCTGGCATCGCACCCAAGATCAAGACATTCGTTCAGGCAAACACCATTACAATGTCATCTGAAACCGCAACTATGGTTACAGGCAGTCCAACTGGTTCGACAGCAAATGTTTATCTAAAT